AAATTAATCGGATGTAAATTTATATCTCTTATTATATTTTCAGGTTTAACAACATCAAACCAATCTCGTTTCATTAAATTCCCTTCTTCAGGAGCTGGACGTTGTTGTAACTGACCCGCATATTGTAAACTACCAAGAACTTTTAAATAACTGTTCAACACACTTCTCGAAAATCTTGATTTCCAAAATAATCCATCTTGATAATTCTTAGAACATTCAATCGGTGTTGGTTTATTCTTATCAGTTATCTCAGCTGGAAAACAAATTAATTCATTGTTATCAAGATTAGTCTCAATTAAAAATCCTGATAGGTCTAAAGCATTTAATCTTTGTTGGATGATAATTCTTACACCTATTTCTGGATTGTTCAATCTTGAAAAAACAGTATGTGAATAATAGTTTATAGTTGTTGTTCTTTCAACCAATGATGCTGCTTTCTTTGGATTTTGTGGATCATCAAGAATTATAAAATCAGCACCAGATCCTGTAACCGCACCGCCCGTTCCAACCGATTTTCTGAAACCGCCGTTTGAATTTTGAAAAAACTCTTTTGAATCTTGAAATTTACTCATCTTAAAACAGTCTCCAAATATATTTTGAAACCAACCTGAATTAATAAGATCTTTACTTCTTTGAGCATGTTCTAACGCTAATGATTCTGCATAACTAACACAAATAAATTTTAAATTAGGGTAATTAATCCAACACCAAACTGGAAATATAATTGTTGTAATCATACTCTTAGAACTACGAAAAGGGACATTGATGATTAAGTCTTTTGTTCTCGCTTTCTTTTGAGTAATTCTTAAAACTTCATCTTGTAATCTATCACAAATATATTTGATATGCCAATTGTCATTATATGCCTCTCCTTGATGCAAAACTTCAAAAGCTTTCTTAAAAAATTCATAATAAGATTTCTTATAAATAAATTTCTCAAGTTCAAATTCAAAAGTTTCATCAAGATCAAACTTTTTAAGCAGAAAGCTGTAATCTTTTTCTTTCATTCTTATCATCCATTCTTTTCAAAATACTAAACAGCTCTTTTTGTTCTTCTTTAGTTAAATTATCTAATCCATAAGTTACAAATTCTTCATCTTCTTGTTCATAGATATTATTTATCTGAACTTCAAAAATATCACTTCCAATATTATTAAGATTCTCTTTTGCACGCAATACTTTCATTGCTACTTTTGGTGCTTCTAATTCAATTAGTTTCTTATAAAGTTCATCATATCTTTCTCCATGGTCTAATACAATTGTCCTTATTTGATTTTCATCTTTATCTTTAGCTAATTCTTCATAGCACCAATCGGTAGCTCTCATAGCTATACTGAAACTTATTTTGTAAATTCTTACTAATTCATTTGCTATCGCTTCTTTGTCATAACCGTCTACTTTTAATTCAAGAGCTTTTGTTAAAAATTCTCTTGTGACTAATTTATTATTAGTTCCTTTTAATGGATTACTTTCAAAAAATTTTGCTTTTTTCTTTTTTGATTCATCAACTTTTGTTTTTGTTTTTATGACAGGTTTTTCTATTTTTTTTAATTCAATAAGATATTGTCTTACTTTCTGATATTCTTTAACTACTAAATGTTTGTTTTTATTTCTAAAACTTTCAATATAATCTCCCTCTGGATTAAGCCATGTAAAAAAGAATTCATTATTATCATCCTTATCTGGAGCATTTAAAAATTGCAAATAGTCAATACTAACTTTTTTTTTAGCCACTTAATTTCATATCACTATTCACTATTTATATTTGATTCCATGTTTGCGACTAAAATGTTCTTTCTCAAATTTAGGCAATCCCGGAAATATCTCTTTCTTAAAATGATTCAAATTCCTTTCAGTAGATTCTTTTTTGCTTCTTCCATTTTTATGTTTTGCTTGAATTACAGTAACTATTGTCCCCAATAACTTAAGTTTATGCTTCTTTGAATTAGGACAAATAAGTTTTGATTCTTCACTTTGAACATCTCCTTTTTTATTGCATAAAATACAATTTTCATTGTCACTACGATTTTCGCACCAAAAATTGTTCATTCTTATTTATTTGTTCTTCTTAAATATTCAGCCATTAAAAGAGCATCTATAATCCCATAATGCTCATTACGACTTCTTTTTGTTGGTATAAAATTCACATTAGGAAAAAGTCTTTTAGCAACTAAAAGAGCTGTTGATTTTGTATCTGTCTTTTCTTTAAATCCATCTGGAATTTTTTTACCAGTAATTTTATCTTTTTTAAATTTCTGAACTGTATCTGTTTTAAGATGAGTTCCTTCAAAAATATTCTTTTGCCAAGATTTACTGTGAACTAATGTGAATGGTAATGAATATGCTGTAGAAAAACATTCTAAAATAGCTTTTCCTCTACTAAAAGTCCAATTTGATTTTGCACTCATTTCAAACATACTCGCCACATCTTCTATAGCTATATGACAATCATATTGGATAAATGATTCAAATAAATCACTTATAGCTGATAAATCATATTCTTCTTTTATAAGAAAATTTTTAATCAAAAAAATATCAACTTCTTTATTTTCATGAAGAATAACTATAGCTCCATCTTTGCCAGGATCACATCCTATATAAACTTTTTCTTTGTTCATTTTTTTAATTTACAATTATTAAAATGATGAGTCATCATTCCAGATTTTCCACCAGATTTTCCACAATAAGGACAAATAACTATTTCAGCTAAACTAATTTTAACAAAATCTTTCATTGGAACACCTTTATTCCAAGAAGGTTTACCTTTTTTAGATTTACCCGTTTTTTCAGAACCTTTTTTAACAAATTCTGATGTTTCTTTTGTTAAACCTTTATTCCAAACAACTCCTTCGTTTTTAAAATATTTTTTACGACCATTTGACACTTTTTTTCCAATAAGATCTTTTGTTTTTAAACCTTTATTCCAAGGTTCAACACCTTTTCTTTTTTCTGACATTTTCTTACGACTTTCTAAAGAATGTTTTTTATCTTTCATAGGCTTTCTCAATTTATTTTTATCTCTCATTGATTCAAGACCTTCTTTTGAAAAATTATGTTTTTTACCTTTTTCTATTATTTGCAATGCTCTTTTTTTTCTTATTTTAATTTTAGTTTCTTCATGTAATTTACCACCATTACCGCCTTGTCTTAAATTATAACCAAATTTACTATTTGTAGCAAGATATGTTCTAATCCAAAAAATTTCTTTACTATCAAGTTCAATTTGATCTAAAGCTGTATCTATACATTCAACTATAAAATTTTCTTTACCGTGTTTTTTAATTGCTTTTGAAATATAAGATTTAGGTTTTGTTTTATAACAAAAATGTCCTTTAATTCTTTCACTTATTTGATGAATAGTCTGCCCTATATAAACTTTCTTACTTATAAGATTTGTTATTTTATAGATATACATTTATTTTTTATTACTCATTTTATTTAAAAATTTTCTTTGCTCATCATTTAATGATTCTTCACCTTTCTTACTTATTTGTTCTAAGATGTTATCTAATTTCTTATCTTCATCTTCAACAATTTTCATATTTACAGGCAACTCACCTGTCTCAAAATAATTAAGAGCATCTTGTCCAAAAAGAGTTTCAACTACAGTTTCACTTTCTTCATCAAAAATTGTAGCATAAGGTTCATAAACACCTACTTGCAAACTGTTCTTTAATGCGAATTGAATAACTTGAATTGTCAAATTAGCAGCAAATGTAGGTGCTGCATTAACTTCAAAAGCCAAAGCTATTTCTTTATTTCTTTGTTCTAAAACAATTGAAGCATATATGCATACAAAAATAATATTATGCTCATCGTCAAATTCTATATGACAAAAACCATTATTTGCTAAATAATTTGTCAAATTGCTTAAAATTCTTGTTTCTTTTTTCATAATGCAAAATTACTAAATTTTAGGTTTATTTTTAAATAAATTTCTACGTCTTAATTTTTCAGCTTCAATATCGATATTTGGATTTTGATAACAGTGGTCATTATGTATTAATTTAAGATTACCCATATCAGTAATTTTACCACAGTGAATGCAAGCTTCTTTTTTAATATTTTCTCTTTTCTTATATTTTATTCCAAATTCTTTTTTAATTTCACTATTTTTCTTTCTCTTTTCTAAAGATGACTTTGAAGGTTTTCGAATTTGTTTTTCTACTTCGATGTTAATGTTTGGATTTTGATAACAATGTTCATTATGAAATCTTTCAATATTTGTACAAGAAGCAATTTTACCACAATGAACACAAATAGCTATTTTTTTAGGAACACCTTTAAGTGGACTAACTTTACCATCTAATTTTCTTTGTCTTTGAGCTTTACTCATATTTTTTTAATAATATTAATATTTGGATTATTAGTAAAAACATCGCTTGATTCTCCACCTATTGTAATATTATAACCAAATTGTCTATTAGTTGACATATAAGTTCTAATCCAAAAAATTTCTTTTGAAGATAATTCTTCTTTTGAAGAAGCAGAATCTATTTGAATCCATGAAAAATTTTCTTTTCCATGTTTTTGAATAGCTTTACAAATAAGCATTTTAGAATCTTTTGAATTTTCATGACATATTTTTCGTAATTCTAAAATTCTAATAGTTTGTCCAATATAAACTTTATTGTTTAGTAAATTTGTAGCTTTATAAATTATCATTTGTATATAATTAATTTAATAATAATTTAGAAATTCCAAATTCTTTTTCAACAACAACTTTATTGAAATCAATATTTTCATTTGCATTACTATGAGCTATTATCATAATGGTTTTATTTAACTTATTCAAACCATTAATAACACTATTCAAACCTTCTGCATCTACACTCTCAAGGACTTCATCACAAGCAAGAAAATTCAATCCACCCGTTTTAGAAGTCATATTGATAATGTTTTGCATTGATAATATAGAAGAAATATCTGCACAAGCTTTTTCGCCACCTGAAAATTTTCCAAAAGTTTCCGAAGTTATTCCATTATCACGACTTAGTTCTATAGTAATTTCTTCTTTTGTTTTTTTATTTGAAAGTTCACGAAATCCATCTATTGAAACTAATAATTCTACTCCCATCTTTTCAAGATAAAAATTTGCCTGTGATTCAATTGTCTCCAAACTCTTATTTGCCAAAAATGATTTAAAGGATTTAAACCTTTGATACCACTCGTTTTTCTGAGCTAATTCTACTTGCAAAATATCAGTATCATCCATGATTTTTTTCATTTTAGATTCCTCTAAAACTATTTTATCATTAATGATTGCAATCTCAGCAACTTTATTTTCTTCTCTGACATTCAAGATTTGCGCCTCAAATGATTTTATGGTCTCTTGTGTATTATCTATTGTCTTACGCTTAAATTGCATATCTTGCATGTTTCTTGCAATATTAGCATTACAATTATCAATCAATCCTTGGATCTTAGTATTCTCTCTTATTTTTTCAGTCCTTAATCTTTCAAGCTCGTCTATTCGCTTTTTGATTTTATTAGCTTCTTCAGTACTTTTATTTTGATCTTCTTTGATCTTTAAATCAATAGCTTCTATTTCTTCTCTTAATTTATTTCTAACAACTCTTTGCTCTGATAAAAGTTTTTCGCTTTTTTGTTTTTCTTTTTCAAAAAGTTTAACTTCTTTTTTTGCAGCTTCAACATCAAAATCTGAATCAGCTAAAATAAAATGATGTTTGCATTTTGGACATTCAATTTCTCCACTTATATACTTTTCTAATTGAACTGCTTCTTTATGAAAACCATCTATTTCTTTCTCATATTGAGTTATCAATTTTTTATTCTCACTTTCTTTTGCTTCAATTACTACAAAATCTCCTTTATAATTAAATATGATTTTTGAATAATCATCTCTTTTCTTTTCAACATCTTTGTTTAATGAATCAATATTGTTTTTCAAAGCAACGATCTCAGTTTCTTTAATGAATGTTTTTTTATAAGTCTTTACTTTGTCTTCAAATTCTAACTTAGATGTTTCAAGTTTCTTAATTGCTTCTTCACAATCTAATATCTTGTCATTTTCTGTATCAATCTTTAATTGAATGATTTGAATCTTTTCACTTTTCTTTTCATAAGAATCTTCATTCAATAAATCTTCAATTTGTTCTTCGAATAATATTATCTTTGTAGAACATTCAACAAGACTTTTTTCTAATTGATTTATCTTACCTTGATCTTCTTTAATGTCTTTGTCAATTAATGGAAAAACATTATCAATAAAATCAGCTTTTGAAAAACGATTAATGACTTCTTTCTTAGTTGCATCATTTGCTAAGAATAGTGATTGATATGAAAATTTTGAAATCAAATAATAGTTCAACAAATCATCAAATGAGATTCCTAACTCTTCTTCAATAAAATCATTGCTTACACTTGGCTTTAGATCTATCAATTGGTTTTGCAATTTACCATTTATAAAGATTTCTACTTTTTGACTTTTTTTCAAATGTAAATATCTTCTTATTTTTAATGTCTTATCTAAAACATTATTTTGCATTTCTATTTCTGCAAAACAAGACTCTTCATTATTTGAAATTATCTCTTTTATAGTTTTCACTTTTCGTAAACAATCTCCTGTGATAGCAAATGTAATAGCGTCTAATATAACTGACTTTCCGGAGCCATTGCTTCTCTTTGCATTCAAATCCTTATTGGTTCCATAAATCATAGTTAAAGAATTATTGACTATATTATAATCAAGATCTTTATATGAAAAGAAATTATTTGCTTTTATAGAAGTTATTTGCCACATGATTATTCTACTTCAGTTGTTTCGTCATCAAAGTTATTAAAAACTCTATCAATAATTGTATTCAAATAAGCTGATGTTAATTTATTTTGCTCAACGCCTCTTAAAATAGAAATTATCTTTCCAAAATAAGCTATATCAACACCTATCAATTGTTCCTCTAAAACATAAGGATCTTTTAAATTCAATTCACTAACTTGAAATAACATCTTTAAAATTTCACCGGCATTAATGTTCCAATTTCTTTTTAAGAATTTTTTCATCCTAATAACTGATGTTAATGGATATTGACTTCCTTGATATTTTAATTGTTTTGTAAGAATAGATTCTAAAGCTGCTTTGTTAGTAACAAGTCCATCTTCAAATGTAAAATAATTTGTAGCATGAATAAAATCGAATGTTTTATGAATAGCTTCATTGTCGCCATGAAATCTAATCACTATTTGAATTTGATCTGATAAACTAATAGCATTAGGTGAAAAGAATTTTGGCACATATTTCATTCCTTCTTTCACTTCATTATTTACTTTCAATCCACCGGTCTTATTAAGCATCCATAATTTTACTTGATTCTCTTTAAGATTGTTTACAGATATTTTGTAAGCAAAAACAAAATCTTCATCAACACCTTCTTCCTTAAAATCTCTCAAATAATCTTTTTTCAATTCTCCATAAAGGATTTCAACATCACTTCCAAAAGGTTTGATATAGTATTTTACAAGTTCAACAAGAACATTCCTATCTTTTATATAAATATCATAATCATTTATAGGTTCATTCAATAACATTGAAGTTATAGAACCACCACTTACCAATATATTTGATTTAAGACTTTTTCTAAAATTTTCATCTGTAATGGAACCAACCCATTCTGTAAGTTTTTCAAAAATATTTCTTTCAATAGTTTTTATTTGCATAATATTTGATTTAAAATTTGTTCCAAATATTTATTTCCTAACTTATTGTCTTTTATTTTACCTAACTTGCAAAAATCTCCAAAAGCTTCTTTGATGTTGCTTCTATCATAAATTACTATTTCACTACTTTTTTCTGATTTGATAATTGATGTAGATTCAAACTTAACTTCAATTCCAATTTTTGTGAATGGAGTTTTATCGAATGCTTGTAGTTTTTCTTTTTCACCGGTTAATATTAATCTAACATTATTATATGATGTTTCAACGATCTCTAAAATTTCTGCTAATAAGTTATAATCATCAACATCAGCTTTTATTTTGATGTATTCTGGAAATCTGCTTTTAACAAACTTATGACTTCCATCACTATATAAAATAGTGAAACCTTTTAAATTATCTTCTCCAAAATTTTGTGCGAAAGATCCACCGATATAGTAAATATTTCCTTGACTTTGTTGTTGATGATAGTGACCTACAAACACCGAATCGTATTGTTTAAATAAGTCTTGTTTAATTTCATTTTCAACACCACTACCGTCATTATTAGTAACTCCATTAATTGAAATGTGAGTCAATAAAATATTGATTCTTTTTTTATCAATAGACTTTGAAAGTTTTTCAAGACGTTCTAAATAACTTCCATTCTCTTTAAAATATGGTAAAAAAGCAAATCCAAAATTTTCATTATCAAAAACATGTCTAACAACTTCTTTATGAAAAATGCAAGCTCCATGTTTATCAATTCCAGATAAATAACTACTTTCACTTTCTAAGTGAGTTCTATCGTGATTTCCATCGATTCCTATTAAATCAATTTCATTATCATTTATCAATTTAAAAATCTCACTCATCTCATTAATTACGAGCTCTGGTTGAGCTTCTCTTGAATGGACAAAATCTCCTAAATGGAATATCAATTTTATATCAAGCTCTTTACATAAATCAATAGCTTGTTGAAAAATATCTTTCACCAACTCAATGTTGTTTTTATGAAGATGAGTGTCCGTCATCATCAAAGCTACCGGATATATATTTTTAGATTTTGTCATTTAATTAATTACTCTTGGATATTTTTTCAAATCTTCTTCTGTTACAACTTCTTTTCTTGTTGTCCAACCAATACCAACAAAATGTAAAACTTCATTTCCTAAAATAACATCATTTAAAGTAGATTTATCATTTAAAATTCTTGATTGAAATTCTCTTAAAGAAATTGTTTTACATTTTGAAGTATCAATTACTTCAAGCATTGATTCTTTAGTTTTAATACAATCATAAATTCCAAAATTAACAGCAATATTATTCTTAAAAATTTTTGATACACAACCTATTCCAAGTGATTGTAATTTTTTATGTCTAACTAATGTATTTACTTCTAACATTTTCTTTTAACATTTTCTTTTAACATTTTCTTTTTATTGTTCCACAAGTAAATTTCGAATTTACAACATCTCGTCTTTTTTGTGGATCCGTCATCAAACTAAAACTTCTTATTTTTGTTCATCTCTTATTCTTGTAATTCTTTCTTCAGGGGCCTCTTTCTTTTTTGCAGGTTCTGCTTTTTCTTTCTTATCAACCTTATTAGCTTTATCGTTAGATTTCATTGCTCCTGGTTTTGAATTAAGAACTTTATCAATATCTGATTCTTCATCTGTTTCAGAGGCGTTTTCAATATCATCAACTACCGGAAGTTTTTCATTAACTGATTTTGCATTTTTAGGTTTTTCTTCTTCTTCATCTTCAATTTCTTCAGATTCTTCTTCGTTTGCTTTTTCCCATTCTCTCAATTTTTCACGAATTTGATCATCAGTAACATTGTTGATAATAGCAACTCCACATTTGTTTTGACGATTAAATGCTTTCAACTCATTACGATCCATTGCTTCAAATTTATCAACATTCTCATCATCTTCAACTTCTTTAGTTTCTGCTTCTGTAGCAGCAACTGGAGCATCAGGATAAAGATCCCTCAATGCTTCTGCTTCATCAAAAAATTCATCATCTGCAAACAAACCAAATTCATTTTTATCATCGAAAAGTTCAAGTCCTTTTAAAGCTAATTCAAAATCTCTTTTCGAATAACAATTCACATATTGATCTGTTAACGAAGGATATTTTAAAAAGCTTTCAAGTTCATCATCACTAAGCGGATATGTTTTCACTTGTTTGTATGTTGGACTTTTCTGATCCTTATCAATGTCAGAATCAATTTCAGTAGTATAATAAAGATTCGCTTCTTTTGCATCCGAATTATACTTAATCGTCAATGCTCTTCGTAATTCAATATCGGTAAATGGATTGTTTGAATCACTTCCAATAACAGCTCCGGATTCTTCCATAGCTATCAATTCATTGATTCTCATCTTCACAGCTTTTCCGATTTCAAGACGTCCGAATGTTCTTGTATCTCCAACAAGTTTTTCAGCATATAATACCCAGGAAGGTTTTGCTACAATCCCCATCACTCTTTTTTGAAAAGAACCATAAACAGGTAACATTTTTTCTTTAATCCTGTCTTTAGCATCAACACCAAACTCTTCTTCAAATTTCTTTTGCAACATTGTGATATAAATATCAACAATGTCTTTTCCACATTCAGAGTGAATTCTTGCATCATAAACCGGAGAATTAATGACCTTCATAATTGGTTTACCAGAACGTTTGTCAAGTTTAACAACACCTTTATCATCTTTTTCTTCAACCTCTTTTGGAAGCCAATAAATTTGACGCGAACGAACAAATGGTTCATTCTTAATTTCTTCTCCACTGGGTAACATTTGCTGAATGTTTTCATGTGAAGGGAAAATCAAAAACTTATTAACTCCGTTCTCAATTTTCAAAAAGCCTGCAAAATCTTTGCTCCCGGTTTTTACTACATCTTCGACTTTTTTGTCTTGAGCTTTTAGCTCTTCTGAAGTTACTTTATCTTTGTAAGCACTTCGATTAAATTTACTTTCTTTACTTTTTTCCATGACTTTTTAATTTTTTTTAAGTTTTACTTGTTATATTTTTATTGTCAGGACAAAAATACACATTTTATTCCAAATAAAAACTTTTTACTTAAAATAAATTACTATTCTTTTGAAAATTCTCTTTTAACTTCAAGTTTATGATTCAAAACTAAATCCATTTCTTTATCTGAAATAAAATTAGTAATAAAAGGAAAGACACAATCGTGCTTTCTATTTTCAATTATTCTATGTCCACATTTACATTCTACAACTACATTTCTATAATTAAAACTTCTATATTGAGAAGCAATAATTTTCGAATGTATATGAATATGAAACTTCTTTTTAAACCAACTTATTATCTTCATTACTTTATTGCTTTGTTTCTTACTCTCAATAATACACCATTAATCTTTTCTTCAAGGATCTCCCCAGCAAAATCTTCAGGACGTAATTTTTCTGTGATGCGATTCAACTTCTCATCCTTTGATTTAACTGCCCAATAAAATGAATTGATAATATCTCTGTTCTTTTGCTTTTCAATCAAATTTTTCTTCTTCACTTTATATCTTGGATCTCTAACAATAGCTGATTCAACTTCATCTTGTGAAGGTTTTTTATATTTCTTCACCCCTTTAGAATCAACATCTTCAAACTCAAGTTTTTTACGATATTCTTCTTTCATTTGAGCTTCAAAAATGTCAAAATCTAATTTTGTCTCTGACAATATCTCATCAAAATTAGCTAATAAGTTTCCTATTCTGTTCATTGCTGTTGAACAAGTAAGAATCTCTCCCATTATATTATGATAATGGATTGTTGTGAATTCATCCATATCTACATCTGAATCAAAAGGCAATAGTTCTAAAATGACTATCTTATCTTTTAATTCGATTGTGAATTTTTCTTTTTGATCTTCTTGATTATTTTTTTTCATGACTTTTTCTTATCTCTATATACTCTTTCATTTTTCTTACAATAAACTCTTCAAAAGTTTCTTTTCTTCTTTTTATTATACTCTTTCCAAAAATTCCTAAAAACTTAGGTTCTTTATATATTATAAATAAAAAATCAAAATCTTCTCCTGGAATTAAAATTTCTTTTTCATATAATATACCTAAAAACATTGAAGTTAATCTTATCATATATCGTCTATCCTATCTATTTTCTTTTATAGAATCAACAAAATTTTCTAAAGTTTCTATTTTTATCATCTTAATTATTATGTCTCGCACCTAAAAATTTAAAATCACAACAGCCATTTATCACTTCTCTTTCATTATAAATAACTGTATTGATATTATCAAACATATTCTGTAATGCTATATAAGGAATGAATCTTGCGCTTTGTGAATGATTATGATAACAATCAAAAGTATATTTCTTTCCTTCACTTCCATCAGTAATATCTTTAAAAATAACTCGTTGATAGATTCCTCCATGGCGAGATGTTTTCTTTTCTCCAACTTTAACTATTATTGCTTTCATATTACTTTCTTTCGTAATTTCATTATAGCATTAAATAAAACCTGTCTATCAAATTCATCTGGAATTAAACCGTCATAAGTTTTAATCAACTTTGCAGATTTTTCTACAGCTTTATTAAAAGCTACTTTTTCTTTTTTAGAATATTTTACATTAGCCATATTTAATCTATTATATAATTTCCTTTGTATGTAAATTCAACATTCTCTTTATGTAAGAAAAAATTTGCTTGAAAGTGAAGTGGAGTAAATTTTCCAGACAAATCAACTAATTGTTGATTCATTTTTATTTGCTCAATAGTAATGTTGTCACAAAAAACTTGATTCAATTGCTCAAAAAGCTTACTTAAATCTCCATTAAAATTTTTATTATAAATTTTCTTTTTAAAAGTCTTTTCACCAACTCTTCCTTTCAAAAGTTTTGGTACCATATCTCCATCACAACCTAAAACAATTTTACAAGCTAATATGAATTTAGGATCTACTCTTTCATACTCAATAGCATCTTTAAAAATAATATTGACTTTGAAAGTATCTTGATGAATATACAACAACTTTCTTGTTGATTGATTGTTGAATACATAAACATTCTCATAAATCAACTGTCTTACATCTTCATCATTTGATATTATACAATTAATTTGTTCTTTCAATTCATCAATCCATAAACCAATTAAATCATCTGCTTCAAGACCATCAATACAACTAACAATGAATCCGAGTTTTTTCAAGTGTTCTTTTGAATAGTTGAATACATTATAAAACATATCTTCTTTTTTTGAACGATTTGATTTATAATCAGGATATAAATCCTTTCTGAAAACGTTCTCACTATCAAAACAACAAATAACTTTTTCAATTTTATTTCTATCTTTGAATATTCTAATAGTTGAAAATAAGTCAAGAATGAATTTATTGAACATTAACTTTTCATTTATCTTATCTCCATACATTTTTTTTGAGATGTAGTAAGATTTATGAAAAGCATTATTTATATCTATTATGAGATTCATTTTAGTCTAAATAAATTATTTCAAATTTGTTTTTCTTAATATAAATCTTTTTTGAATTAAAATCCATTAAAATTGATGAATCTTCTTGTTTTATATTTTTAAAATTTCCTTTATAATATTCATCATTAATTCTTATACTTGAGTTTTCCCAAGCAGTGACTTCTGAGTTTTCCCGAGCAGTGACTTTCGAGTTTTCCCGAGCAGTGACTTTCGAGTTTTCCCGAGCAGTGACTTCTGAGTTTTCCCGAGCAGTGACTTTCGAGTTTCCACAAGCAGTGACTTTCGAGTTTTCCCGAGCAGTGACTTTCGAGTTTTCCCGAGCAGTGACTTTCGAGTTTCCACAAGCAGTGACTTCTGAGTTTTCCCAAGCAGTGACTTTCGAGTTTTCCCAAGCAGTGACTTTCGATTTTTCCCGAGCAGTGACTTCTGAGTTTTCCCAAGCAGTGACTTTCGAGTTTTCCCAAGCAGTGACTTTCGAGTTTCCACAAGCAGTGACTTTCGAGTTTTCCCGAGCAGTGACTTTCGAGTTTTCCCGAGCAGTGACTTTCGAGTTTCCACAAGCAGTGACTTCTGAGTTTTCCCGAGCAGTGACTTTCGAGTTTCCTATAGAAATTATTTTCCCTTTGTATTCATGAATCCCATGAAAAAATATTCCAAACTCACTTAATTTTTCTTGTCCATAATTCTCAAATAATTCAGTTGAAATTATCTTATGTTTAAAAGACCAATTTACATTTGTTTTAATAACATCCCAAAATTCTTCTTGAGTTTTTGAATTAATCAGTTTACCAAACTCTTTATCATACGGAGTATTTTCACTCCCACATGCTTTTTCAACAACACACTTATCTAAAATTATTTGTCTAATTTGTCCAAATGTATATTTTTCCATTTTACTATTTTTTAGTTTTAATTCGATTTTGTACTTTGTAGGAGAATCGAACTCCTCTTGATTGGTCGAAAACCAACTGTCCTAACCGATAGACGAACAGAGCAAATTATTGATAAGTTTTGATTAATCTTCCACATAAAGGATATAAAATAGTTTGAACTTCAGTGTTGGCTTTGATTTTCTTTTTATTATCAAGCATTAATTCTTCATTAATCATCTCAGTAATTTTACCATCAAATCCAATAACTTCACGATCTTTTTCAGATTTTAAAGTACCAAGGCACTTACTGCCTTGGTAATATTCTTTAAAATATCCTAAATGTTCAAAATTCATTTTCAGTAATTATTTACTGTGCTTAACTGAATCAGCACGTTTTGCGAAATTCTTGCCATCTTCAGTTCTGATGATAACATACTCAACAACTTCATCTTTGAGTTTGTTAAGATTGACTTTCACAACTTTTCCTTTTAAAGGAGTTTCTTGACGGAAAGGAGTGAATTCAACTTTATCAGTAATTTTAAACTTATATTTAAAGTCAGGATAGTCATCCTTATTAGCTAAAGATGAGGTTTCACTTTTTTCTTTCTTTTCACCTTTAACTTTAGGTTCTTTACTTTCTTTTTCTTCTTTAGCAGCAACTACTTTAGTTGAAGGTTTTTTTCCAAGTTTTTCACTAACTGTTTTAACTTCTTTTTCAAACTTTGAAAGATCACCTTTAAAAGTTCCTTTTGCAGCACGTTCTTTAAGAACTTCAATTGCCACTTCTTTTGAGATACCGAAGAACTTGTCTTCATTCAATTTTTTGAATATCACTTCAGATGTCTGAGTCGTGATAGCTTTTCTTGTTTTCTTTTTTAATTCTATATCCATTTTTTTATTTCAGCGTCGGATTGTCTACCGAACTACTATTTTGATTATGATGTAAAATTACAACTTTTATTTGAGATAAAAAAATTTTATTTAAAATAAAATGACTTTAAAAGCTAAATGTATTGATTCTCAATATAAAAAAGTTAACTTCATTCTTACTCACTAAACATTCTTTCAACATTTATTCCGGCTTTTTTGAGTAATTCTAATCCATCTGTCTTTCTATATTCATTTAAATATACAACTCTTATAATTGAAGACTGTATTATCAACTTAGAACATTCTATGCATGGAGATAAGGTTATATATAATATAGAACCTTCTGATGATTGATTTGATTTGACTAACTTACTTATAGCATTTAATTCAGAATGCAATACTTCCTTTTTAGTTATAAGTTTTCCATTAACTTCATCTTCACAATTATTATCAAATCCTTTTGGCATCCCGTTCCATCCATAAGATATTATATTGTGATTCTTTACAAGTACACAACCAACCTTATTCCTTATAGCATCACTCATTTCAGATACTCGTAATGCTATATATAAATAGAATTTATCATGCTTTTGTTGCTTAATAGCCTCTTTTTTGTCTGTCTCTGTTTTCATTTTGTTTAGCCATATAATAATTATAAACTTCACCTGGTTCCATTCCAATAGATATTGCATAATTAAATACAAAATGCAGTTTATCAATAAACTCAAAAAAAAGTTCTTTCTTATCATCTTCTGATAAATCTGAAATCTTCATTTCAAGTCCTTTTGGATAAGATTTTTTCCAATTCTTCCAAACACCAGAACCAATACCATCATTGATTCCACCAAGAGCATCAAACATCTCATTAGTCTCGTCATCTTCAGAATGTTTATTCAAAAACCAAAAGTCTTTAATTTCTCTTAAAGTCATGTTTTTAAAGTCATAATTGAAAACACCTTGTTGTAAGTCTTTTTGAGCATTCATAAGATCTCCAAGAGTATCTTTAGAATCTTTATGTAAATCTACTATTTCAAGATTTGAACATTTATTATCACTGTTAGCCATTTTTTATTATTTATTTATATTATTAATATTTTTAAGTATTTCATTCATCGCATCATTTTGATTAGCATGAATCATCGCTACTTCTAATGAAGTATCTCTGTATTGTTTTATAAGTTTTTGTGAATTATATATTTCATTCATTTGATTCGCTACATCTTCATAACCATCTTTTTTATTTGACCAAATAGCAAAATTTGGAATATCAATTAATTTAGTTTTCGTATTTTTTAAAAATACATGTTCACCAAAATGAGAATCAAATATTGGAATAGAACCTACACCTATTATTTCTAACATAGCATATTCTATCATATCACCGTAAGCACTTTCTTCTAAATTATAAAAATCACACCCAAACATTGATGTAGATAATTGTTCTAAACCAACTGAACGATTATATGCTCCAAAAATATGGAGTTCATTTAATGATAGATTTTCTCTTAATTTGGGTAAATTATATTTTTGCATCAATCGTGCGTATTCGTGATGAATTGGAATTTCAATATTATAAATTAATTTCATCGCAGCTAAACTTTTTTCTATCCCATTCATTTCACACAAAAAACCTAAATCTCTTAAATAAGGAAAAAGTTTTATCATTCTTAATGGATCTTTAAATATTCCAAATCTTGAAAAGAATGTTAACTTTTTTTCTAATTGTGAAATATCTTTTCGATATTTAGTCAAATTATTAAAATCAAAACCTTGACTCATTTTTATTAAAGGGACATTAATTTTATTTTCATTAATTAATTTTCCAAAAGCTGAAGTTAATGAGTGAGTAAACAATAAATCCATTTCAGATGCTATTTCTAACATTGCATAATTACGATTCAAACTTGCTTTTTTGTGATCAAATTGAAACATTATTTTTTTAGGTTTATGAATACCTTTCACTAAACGTTTTAAAAAATTATCTTTTGCATTATCATTATATTTAACTGAAGGTAATGAATAATATCCGACTACATCTACTTTATCATCTTCTATTATTTTAACTACATCACACGCTTCTTCCTGTTTAAATACTCGAAATTCATTTTCTTGAGAATTTGTTCGCACATACTTTCCTTTAAATTTATCTATCATCGTATAAACTTCACAAGTATGTCCATTTTTACGAAACCAGTTTTGATGTTCAATAGTTACACGTGTAACACCACAACCTTCAGTTCCACGACCTAATAATATTGCTATATTCATTTTACTTTATATTTTGTTCTTATTTTTCCACCATTGATACCTCGATGATATTTAAAAAATTCACATAATGAATGTTCTATTTCTTCTAACTCAATCCAATTTAAACTTCGAATATCTTTTTTAATTTCATTCAAAAGTATTATCAGATTTTGTAAATTTTCAGGCATTAATTTCATTCCTTTAATACTACCGATTCCAAATATTACAAATGTTTTTTCATCTAATGTTTCATTAATAAAACCAAACAACTTCAAATCACATAAAATTTGCCAAGCCATAAATTTACCAATAGATGGAAATGATTCTAATTCTTTAAATATCTCTTTTGATAAAGAACTATTATTTATAAAATCATAAAATTCTTTTTTATGTTCATCGAAATATCTAAAACCTTCAAAAATTTTCTCTTTAGTTAACGCTCTATAAAAAGCTCCAGTCATAAATTTATCATTAGTTTCATTACTTTCAATAAATGCTTTTATAACACTATCACTATTTTCAAACCAATTATATTTATTTAAAATATTACATTTTGAGTGCATCCGATGTATTATTATATTAAACACAATATCTTCAATTTTTTTAGTTTTTCTCCACTCTTCAACTTTTAATTTTAACAAAATTGTAAAAGCATCGTGTTTACGACTTATATTTGTGAATTTCCAATCTCTTAAAATTTCATCTTTAGTCCATGGAAATTTTTCATTATTTTCTTTTTTCAATCTTATAGATTCTCTTTCTTGAAGAAAATACAAATATAATTTATAATTATCGTTCATCTTATTTTTTCTTACTTTCTAAATAATCATTCATAGATCCGGTATAAGCTACAATGTCTAATAAATTGTCTTCTTTATGAGCAAATGATTCTCTCGATAATTTAACAGCTATCATAACTTTATAAACATCTTCAACTTCAATTTTTTTTCCAGTCAATGAACTTGCTATATTGGCAGCTTTTTCCATACTTTCGAAAAAATCACCATATTGACGTTCTTTTTCTTCAGAACGTTCATTAACTATCTCATCAGCTTTTTTCAGTATGTTACTCATTTTTTAAACTTTCAATAAACCACCGTGTAAATTCAAATTCCTTTTTTATTTTAAAAACAGAATTATATTTGTTTCTATAACTCTCTTCTAAAAATGGAAATTGTAATCTTATATAATTAACTTCTTCAACTGAAGATATTCTCGGACAACCAATTTCAATAAACTCATCATCTTGTAATATCTTCTCAAACATCTCGAAATGTCTTTTATAAAAATGCAATGAATCACATTTATTAGTCAATAAACCTGTTTGTAAATCTTTATATGTTTCTTTTAAAATAACATACATCATTTCATAAATGATTGAAAATTCAAACAGGTCAATCATTGTACCATAAAAAAAATCCTGCGAGCGAAAGTTAGAACTCATATTTAAGACATTTTCTCGGATCCGAAACGAGAGTGCATACGTGCATATTTTATCATTTGTTGTAGACATCATCACATTTGGTCGAGAAATGATTATACATGCTTGTCTTGAATCCTTATCTTGGATTAAAGTATCAACACAGTAATCAAATTGTTTTTCTCCAAAAATATATTGACCATAATTTGAATGAAAATAAGGTTTTTCAGTATTCTTAATAGTTTTCCAAAAAGTTGAATATTTTTCCATCATTTCATCATTTGGATCACCATTCAAATACCAAGCTAATTCAGCACAAAGATATTTTAATGAAAGATTTCGATGCTTAAATGAACAAAATTTATCTTTTATAGGATCTATTGAAAACATATAATTCTCAATCTCAATAGTCTCTAATCCTCTTGGAAAGGATTTCTTACCATGTTTTTTCAAATCCTTAAAAACACTTAGCCAAACTTCTTTACTGCTCATAGTTTTAATAATTCAGGATTTTCATAAATATTTCCAATTATTTCACTATCTTCAATGTTTGCTATCCATCTATAAGGTGCTATTTTTTTAGGATGATTAAGCCTCCAACCACCTAAAGAGCTTTCGTTAAAATGAACTTCACAATTAAACACCTTATATTTAGTTGATTTACCACCGTGCCCCGTAGCAAATTCCCCAGACATAATATCTCCTTCATAAACTTCTACTCCGTTTTTATCCTTTAATCCAGTGAATTGCCGTTTATATTCTATCTCCCAAATATTCGGGTGAAATAAACTACCATTCCTATTCAATAAATCATCTAATGTTAGATATTCAAAATAAGAATCTGTCCCATCTTTTCTACGTAATTTTATTTCAAATTTTATCTCTCTACTCATCTTTATTTATTTCTTCTTCAACTATCTTACCTAAATGATTCATAAAACTTGCAAGAACTTTCTTAGATGATAATAACAATTCACTTTTTCTTTCATCATTAATATCTGTTCTATTTCTTGTTACCTTAATATGTTTCATTTGCTCATTTATTCTCTTTAAACAAAAATTAAAATTATTAATCTCATTCACAATGTAAAAATATCATTTTATTTTAAATAAAAACTTTTTACTTACAAAATCTTAAACAAACTGTTCTTTCCATGACTAATACTTGCTTTCTCATTATAAAAATTCACATACCCGCTTCCAATAAAAATCTTACCAACATTTGATCTTATTTCTTCTTGATGTTTTTCCCAATAATCTGCCCACAAGGTAACCTCTAAAAAATTTCCATTCTCATTTAGTCGCAACTTACAAGCTTGTCCTTTCTTAGTATTGAATGTCTTACATGATTCTATAATTCCTAAACATACAACATCTTCTCCATCATTATCTGTATCACTAATGTCACTAAATGAGAGATATTTTTGTCCATTGAAAGTCTTAATGCTTCCATTCATCTTACAATTATCATAAACCCTATTAAATTGAATGTTACCAATACCACAAAGATTTTTTTGCTTAATCAACCAAAAATATTTCTTTCCAATATTCTCATTCGAATATTCTTGCAAATCCAAATCTTCTCTTAAATATTGATGTAATAACTTATAACGTTTAGTAATGTTTTCAAGATTCTCAACCTTATCAAAACAACCACAGAGAATAAAATTAACAACAATAGTTTTATTGATTCTTTTCCCATTCATACGAGTTAAAAAATCTGACAATGATTTGAAGTGGCCATTAAGGTTTCTTTCTTCAATTATCTTTTCAACACTTTTTTCTCCAGCTGATTTGATTGAATCTAAAGCCCAATAGATTTTATTCTCTTCAACATCATATCCATATTCTTTACTCGATTGATTAATATCTGGCGGAAGTAACTCAATCATTCCAGCTTTTTCAATTTCTAAAATCTTCTTTTCTAAATCATCATCCTTTGAAAATTTTAATGATGTTACCCAAAATTCTAATGGATAGTAATATTTGAAAAATGTGCAGACAAAAGCTTCATAAGCATAACAAGCAGCGTGTGATTTATTGAAGCTATATAAAATGAAACTCATGATTTTACTTAACACAAAGTCAGCATTTTCTTTTGTACTTCCTTTTTTAATGTAAGCTTCTAAAAAGATATTCTTGAATTTTTGAATTGCTTCTTTATCTTTGTTTTCAGATGATTCTACCTTAGTCATAGTCTTTCTGAAAGCATCTGAAACTTCTAATGAAGCATCTGTTATGATTTGAAAAGCTTTCATAATCTGTTCTTGATATACCAAAAGTCCATAAGTTTCTTTTGTCACATCTTCAAGTAAATAATCCAACTGCATTTCAGTTTCACCTCTTTTAATTTTAGCATAATTTATATGAGCTCCAATAGTCATCGCTCCAGGACGAGCAAGTGCATTTGCAGCAATCAAATCTTCAAAACAATCTGGTTTCAAATACTTACAATATTTTTTAAGATTATCTGTAGTGAATTGAAACACGTCCTCAGTCAAACCATTTTTCCACAAAGTATCATAGACATCTTTATCTTCAACATCAATGTCTTTCGTCCAATTAATATCAATTCCTCTGTTTTGTTTGATTAGCTTTAAAATCATTGAAAACTTATCTAACTGTAAAAGACCAAGAATATCCTCTTTAAGAAAACCAACTTTCTCATTTTGTTTACCTTCCCATTCTGAAATTAAAATCCCATCAATCTTTTTCACCGGGATCCAACTATAAATATCTCTTTTATTTCCTTCACTATCTTCTTTTGGAACTATGATAACCGCTGAAGCATGAATGGATTGATTCTTTGGATTATCAATCGCCAGGTTGATTTTATTAATGAGCTTATGGTTCTTATTGATAAATGATTTAAGTTTAGATTCCTTATTAGATTCAATCATCAAGTCCATCATATTGCCATCAGTTGAATCTTTTATTATTGAGGTCATAAAATTACAATCACTATAATTCAAATTCATTTCTCGTCCTAAGTCTTTAATGATACTTTTAATTTTGAAGTTTCCAAAAGTTCCAACTGAAGACACATAGTTGAAACCATAACGTCCTTCCATATATCTCTTTACATCATCGCGAAAAGCTGACTCAACATCAGTGTCTATATCGGGCAATTCTCCGCCTTTTAATCGAGCTTCGTTCAAAAATCTTTCAAATATAAGTGAGTATTTTATTGGATCAATTTCAGTTATATTAGTCAAATAAGCTGCTATAGATCCTGCACTCGATCCTCTCCCAACTCCAACTAATATATTTTTACTATGACACCAATTGATAATATCACTAAGAATTAAAAAATAATCAATAATTCCACCTTGTTTGATAACTTCAGTTTCCATAGATATTCGATCCCAATAAATATCTTCATCTTCAACCTTACCAGCTATTTTTCTTTCAAATCCATCTTGAATCAAACCAAAAAACAAATCCTCATTTGTCTTATATTTTTTAGCTTCTTCAAAAGTCATTTCATACTTTGGCATTTTGTGAGTTTTAGTTTCAATCTGAAAATCACAAAGTTCACTTAACTTTTTTGTATTGCTTATACATTCATTAAATAACTTTTCATTGAGTCCTAATGTTCTGAACTTTTCATAAATCTCATCTAATGATTTGAAGTGCTGATCTTTTGATTGATATTTGAAACCAACTTTTCCAATCTTGTTCAATAATGTTTTTATCTCATAATCTTCTTGGTCTAAATAGTAAGCATCTTCAAGTAAAATTGGTTGAATTCCATTTGGCCATTTACTATAGTAATTTAAAAATAATTGAGTGTTCAACAATATTTTTTTGTCATACTCATTTGATGAAAATTCAGTTAAACTAATTTGATAAAATAAATCATCATTTTCTGTATTCCAAATATTTATAAAGTCAACAAATCTTTTTTCATTAAAATCACAACTATTAGAAATAATACAACTTAAACCTTCATTATGTTCTACTAAAAAATCATAAGTAACAAATCCATTATTGAACACATTTATTTGAGCATTGATGTTTAAGAGATTTTGCCAACCAATTTCATTTTTGACGAATAACTTAATTTCAAATAAATTATCTTCATCTTTGACTAATATAGTTTCACCAATGATTGATTTAATCTCTTTTTTCAAACATATTTCTTGAAATTTCAATGTACCGGCTAATGTGTTATATTCACAGATTCCTAATGAAGTAATTCCTAAAAATTTAGCTTTTTTAACCCAATCTTCAATGACACGACTTCCATTACATAATTCATAACCATCATGGATGCCTAAAAATGTATAAGGACTTTTTATCTCTTGTCTTGCTAATCCAAAGTATTTGAAAAGGCTCAGTTCTGCTTTTTCTTTTGAAGTTGAAAAGTAGTACCATAAACTACCAAAACAAAATAAGTAAAAATCAGGTTTGAAATTCTCTATGAATGAGTAATCATTTGAGTCTAAGATGAGATTGAAATCTTCATCAAATAACTTTTGATCGCCTTCAATTTCTTTTGACTCTATGATGATAAAAATTTTCTCATCTATCTTTATGATTTTACTATTGATAAATTCATAATCTAAAAGATTGTTTTTAAGCCAGATTAATAGTTCCATGTTTTTATTGTTTTTTTTTATTTTAGTTGAAAAAGCGAATGTTTCATTCGCAAATTATCTTTCCTTCTTTTTATCTTTCCTAATTTTCCTTCCTTGTATGAAATTTTGTTACTATATCTATGAAATTTTGTTACTATCATGATATGAAATTTTGTTACTGTTAAGCTACTTTTAAATAGCTATTTATTTGTTTTTTTAAAAATTCAAAAGAATCATTCCATTTATTAGTTGTTTCAAGATATTTAGTTGTTTTATCTTTAACGATAAAATTTTCATCTATTAAAGAATTAATCATCCTATGAATTTGCATTTTACTTAACTTAAACTCTTCAGCTAATTTTTCTTTACTTATAGAACATTTAAAATTTGAATTTTTAAATGAACGAATTCTTTCAAGTAATATATATTCGTTAGAAGTCAAATCAAAATCAGTCTTTAAAGAAAAAAAGAATAAAACATAAAAAGATTTTTCTTTTTCATTTTTCTTAATTCTATTTTTTTCAATTTCTATTTTTTTACACCATTCTTTTGAAGGTTGTAAATATTTAGTTTTTTCATCTTTAAAAAGAAACTCTTCTTTAATTAAATAATTAATAATTGTAAAAACTTGTCGTTCACTTAATCCAAGTTCTTTAGCTAAACTTCTTTTACTCATTGAACAAGAATAATCATATTTTTTACTATAACTTAAATTATTTATTCTTTCTAAAACAAGGTATTCGTGTATAGATAGTCCTAAGTCTTTCTTTAAAGAAAGAAAAATAGTCACATATATTAGATCTTTATTTATCATTTTATTTTTAGTTTAATTTTTCTGTCCAAATTTCAGTAACTCGTAAAAGTCCTGTTTTTTTATCTTCTTCTAATAGATTTCTTAAGATTAAAGATTCTATCATTTTATTTAATTTCTTTAAATTTATTGTAAAATCATCT